CAGGGGCAGATCTGCCATCTTCAACGGCCCTCCCAGGCCTATGGTCTTGCGTTAGGGCAAGATGTCCTGAGGCGGGGGATATCGGAACGCCCGGAAAAGCGCAATAGGGGCTGGGATTTTGATAGAGACCGCTATGCAGGTTCGCGCAGCTTTATGCAGAACGTAACCGGAACCATCCGGATCAAGTGACACACGGCTGACACAGAGCGGCGTGAGGCGTTCTGGTGATGTTCATGAAACACAAAATGAGCCCCGGCCCTCGCGAGAGGAACCGGGGCTCATTTGCAAATCCGGGAGATGAGGGCGATCACCTCCCGGACCGGGTCACCGCCTGTGATGGCGATGCGCAGGAGCCATGCCAGCAGCGCGAGGTCCGCTACCAGCAGGACGACCATGATCCACGCTGGCATGTTTGTGCCCTCCGCCTTGGCGCCTGACGATGATGGAGACCATGGCGATCAAGCCGGTGATTTCCTGCACGGTGCCCGTGGCGTCCCAACTCACGATGCCAAATCCCCCGCCGATGAAGGCGATCACGCTCACGGTGAGGCATAGGCCGACAATAACGGCCGACCGGCCCTGATGCGTGATCACGATCGCTATAGCGACGAGGAAATAGGCGAAGGCGAGAAAGAAGAGCGCCAGCGTTTCGGGGAGCATGTTGACGGCGATCCGGTCGCAGATGAACAACAGGATCATGGCCATCGCGAGCCACCGTGATGCCGGGAGGAGCAGCATCGCGGGCAGCATCGAGATGACGAGGAGCGCCAGGTAGAGCGCTCCCCATTCTGTGGAATACAGGATCGGGTCCATCAGCGGATGGACAGAACCTGCTCGTCAGTGGGCTCAGCAACATCGCAGTCGCAGAGGACCGAACGGAGCTTGTTGTGCGCGGCCATGGCTTCGCCCTCGGCCATCTGGATCTTGCGGAGCAGAGCGAGGGTTTCGCCGGCCTGCATGACCTTGGCGCCGTGTTCCTTGACCATGACGTCGATGGCGGGGCCGAGAGCCGCGATAGCGTGCTCCACAGCGGCCGAAAGGCTCGCTGCGGACTTGCGCACCTTGATGAGGGCTTTTCCGGTTTCTATGACCTGCGGAGGGCATTCCTTGGGCATATAACGCTCCTATGCGTGCTGGGGGTTGATAGTCAGGGGTGGTTCATGCCGGCCATGACGATGAGGGCGCCCATGAACGACGTAAGGACCAGGGCAACCCCGCCGAACACGATGGCACGGATCGGCGTGAACTCTGCCTTGGTCACATAGTTGGTTTTCAGGTCTGAGATGTCCTCAGCGATTGCTTTGATCCGTTCATCGAGGCGGGCAAGCAGTTTGCCTTCCTGCTCACTCAGCTTGCTTTCGTCCTCGCTCATCACACCACACCGGCCTTCTTTTCCTCACTGCGCTGCCAAATCTGGACGCCGAGAACGGCGCAACCTGCAGCGAGCATGGTGATCAGCAGCCCCGTCACCGCCTCGACGCCCTCCAGTTGGCCAATCCAAATCCCACGGCAGACCGTGACGGCGATCATCACGAAGGTCACCGTGAATGCCAAGGCAAAGATCGGCCGCCACCGCTGGGCAAGCCAGCCTTCGGTCTTGGCATCGTTCAAGAGCACTTCCTGATAGCCGCGCATGACATCGCGGTTGGCCTCGGCAATGCGGGCCATATCGGTCTTGAATTCGCTCTCGATCGTCCGCACCACCTGAGCCGCGCCATTCGGGTTAGCGCGAATGGCGGTATCGATCGCTTCCGGCGTCGGCTGCGTGCCGAGCCCTTCCGCAAGAGCATCGATCGCGGCGCCGGCCAGTTTGCCACCAATGCCGCCGATCGACTGTTCGATCACCGACTTCAGGACCGGGGCGCCAGCCTTGAGCAGGGTATCCCCCAAATTGCGAAGTTCCATGGTCTCAATCCTTTCAGAGCTTCTTGAGGGCGGCGACCAGTTCGTCGCTGTAGCGCCAGGCGAAATAGGCGAGGACGACGACCGTCAGAGCGAGCCCGCCCCAGAGCAGCCAGTCGCCCACGCCGGCCGCATCGGGAGAGATCGCGTCCCCTGCCCCGGTGGTGTTCTCAACCAACCCGCCACCGGCAGCGGTGCCGCCCGCGCCGACGGTGACGGAGGCCTTCTTCTTGAGGTCGATGGCGCGTTGCAGGGCGGCGAGCGTCGCGGCGCCGATAATGCCGTCGACCTTGATCGTGCCGTGATCGGTCTGAAAGCGGCGAACCGCTGCGACGGTACGGGATCCCGGGATGCCATCGGCAGCGCCGCATTCATAGCCAAGATCGTTCAACCAGAGCTGTGCTTGCTTGACATCGACAGCATCCACATGGTTTTCGGGAGCCGTGATGGTTTCGCTGACCCAAGACGGCCAACGATCAAACTCGGCAATGTCGGCTTCCTCATTGCGCCGCCGTACGAGCCCAGGGAGGCGCTTTCCCTTTGCCGTGGTGCCGGTCACCCTCAGAAGCGCCGAACCGCGTTGTACGGCCCCCGCTGCGAAGGCAGCAGCCCATTTCCACGTCAGCGATCCGCGCCCGCAATTGTAGGCCATAGAGGCAGACGCCTCTTTGACGTTGATGGGCGCGGTCGGCATTTTGTTCTCGACGGGCCGCCACGCTTCGGCATCCATGATAGCAAGCAGAACGGCGTGAGCATCTGCCTTGGAAATGGTGTCACCTCGACGCATCTTCCGGCCATGCTTGCGGTCCCACCAGTCGGCAAAAATCTTTGACCCCCACGTGAAGCCATAGCCAATCGTGGGCACCCCGACAGGGTCGAGATACCAGGTCTCGACATATTTCTCGTGCCCGCCGACGAAGTTGACGATGCGTGCTGTCAACTGGCTCATGATCAAACCTCTGATGTTGGCGCGGGCACGCGCAATGCGGCAGCCTTCGCGTCCGCGATGCGGAGCACGTCGATCTTGGTCATGGTGGATTGCTCCGATGTTGGGGGTGGTCTAGGGGCAGAGCGTCACGCCCCCCGCGGCAAAGGCCTGTGAAGCGCGTCGCCGGGTTTTGCATTTTTCACGCGCGGTTTTAGCATAGTGTCGCGCGCTTTCGACGGGCCCTCGACGGCCTATCGAGACACTCTCGACAGGCCGTCGCCCAAAGGTCGGCGCTGGGGGGCAAGGCAGCTGAGCCAGGGCTGTGGCAGGCTTACCGCGCCAGACGCTCACCATCCCACCAGATCTCCAATCGCCGCCTCTGCCGCCTCGACCGCCGCACGCCTACCCGCCCGATCTTCTGCCACTTCGATCGCAGTTTCGGCGCGCTTGCGGATGCCCGAGAGGGCGCTGATCAGGGCGCGCCACTGGCTGGCCATCCAGAGCACGGCCTCGACCTTGTCGGCGAGCTGCTCGATTGTCACGTCGACGGCGGCGATCATCATCTCGGCGGCGACCTCGCCGCGCAGCATGGGATAGTCGGCGGGTAGCGGCGTTGGCGCGGTTCCGTCAACGGCTGCTGCAGCCGCGGCCGTGGTGAAGGCGGCGGCCTCGATCTCCTTGGCGTCCCAGCTCAGCTGCTCGGCCGGCGGATAGGCGTCGAGGATGGGCGCCGTGGCGGCCTCGAGCAGCGCCTTGAGCTGTTCCTTGGCTTCGGACGCTGACGGTGCGGCGGATGCAGAGAATTGCCCGGATAGCGCGTCGAAGCTGAAGCCGATGCCAGCTGCGCCCTCCGGAACGACGGGCACCCACGAAGCGGGCTCGCCGACAAGGCCGCTGGCGATGAAGCTCTCGTCAGCGAGGATGACCTGGACGACGACGCCCGCCGCATCGATCTGCGCGAACTCGCTCATATTGTATAGCTCCCGGATCCGGTGAACTTGATCACCGTATAGGCGCCGTCCGTCGTGATGGTGGGGCTGCCAGTGTAGACGCCGGAGAAGTCCGATGTCGGCACACGAAGGATGCCGATGCCGGAGCCGCCTGCGCCGCCCGTCGTCTGTCCCGGGTTGGCTTCGCCCGCGCCACCGCCGCCGCCTGTATTGGCGGCACCAGCCTGACCGTTCCCGCCGTTCACCGAACCGTTGTTGCCGCCGCCCCCGAGACCGCCCTTCCCGCTGTTGCCACCTGAAGGATTAGCGCTGCCGCCGCCGCCACCCGCATAGTATGTCGGCACGCCAGTAATCGAGGATTGCACCCCGATGCCGCCGTTACCGCCGGTCGACCCTACGGTGGAGCTGCCATTGGCGCCGACACTTCCCGCGCCGCCACCGCCGCCCGAATAGTATGTCGGGCCTGCCGCGCCCCCGGCATTGCCCTGACCAGCGGTTCCTGCTCCGCCAGCGCCGCTATAGCTCCCCCCGCCTGAGCCACCTGCCGCGCCAGCCCCACCCGTACCACCGCGACCGCCGCCAACGGTTGTGATGGTGGTGAAGCCGGAACCACTGATCGAGCTGTCCGACCCGTTCGTTCCGGCTGGCCCTCCGGCGCCAACCGTGACGGTGATGACCGTGCCTGGAAGGAGCGAAAGCTTCTGGTCTGCCCCGCGGTCGCTCTCACGAAACCCGCCGGCTCCGCCGCCACCTCCGTAGTAATTGCCGGTTGCCGCATTGCCGCCGCCCCCGCCACCGGCCACCAACAGCCAGGCGACCTCCACTTTGACCTTTGGCCAGGTGTCCGTCTGTACGGCGCGGGCTTGTTCCTCGACGTCCCACACGCCTGATGCAGTGGACTGTGTGGGAATATTGGGCGAACCGATGCGGCCGCCATTCGACGCAAGCAGCGCCGTGCAGAAGGCGACGAGCAGCAGGATGATGGCGCCGAGGCGCAGCCGCTTCCTCGTCCGCTCGCGTCTCCGCTGCCGCTCGTGCAGCTCGAAGTCGATGAACATCAGCTGATCTCCTCGTAGGAGCCGAAGGCGTAAAGCTTGTTGGTGGTGCTGCCGTAGCCAAGCAGCTCGTCGCCCTCTTCGAGGTAGACCACCTCGTTGCGGGAGATCATCAGCTGTGCGCTACGCGCGGCGACCACGTGGAGACCTATTAGCTCGGCCGACCCGCCGTTCTTCTTGAGCAGCAGGCCGCCCTTGTAGTTCACGTCGGCGTCGTCACCGTTCGAGAAGCGCAGGGCGTTGAGCTTGAGCACCTTGCCGCTCGCCGCCGCATTGGCAAGGATCGACGTTGGCGTGCCAACAACCGAGAGCAGCACCGGGTCGATGCTCTTGAGGTAGATCGCGGTTGGGGCGGTCAGGTTCGGCGCGGCCATAGGTTAGCCTCCCATGATGAGGGCGGCGGCGATCGCCTTGCCCATGGTGATCTTGCTGTTGATGGTCGTGACCGTGCCGGGCGAGAGGGCGACAACCGGCTGGGTCGAGTCGGTCGCGTCGACTGTTATGCCCGTGCCCTCAAGCACGCCTGCAACCGTGCCCGCGCCATCAGCGCCTTTGGCCGCCATCAGCTCCCAATACGCATTGGCAGTCGTCGGCAGGGTCGGCGGGGCGTTGCCCGTGGTCGCCTGCAGCGCGATCCAGCTGGCGCCCTGGTCACGTACGGTGTCGTTTGCAGCATAGGCCGTTGCGCCGCTGTAGGCGCTGCGCCAGACGTAGGAGACGCCGGCCGCCCCACGAACATCGACCGCCTCGCCAATGGTCTCCGTAAAAGTGCCATCCGCCTTGAGGTAATCCCCGACATTGGCGGTCGGCGCCGCGCCCTCGCCGCCGACATAGCCAGAGAGCTGCAGCACCCGCCGCGCGCCATCGGTGACAGCAACGAGCTGCGGCGCCCATCCGGCATCGCCCTTGGCGCCCCTCGGCCCGGTGAACGCCACCTTGAGCACCCAGGTCTCGGTGCCGGCATTCCAGGCGACGACGCCCGCGCGGCCGTCATAGTCGGCGCCATAGGCGGTGTCGCCCAGGTCCTCGACCCAGATGCGCAAGCCATCGGTCGCCGTCGCTTCGAGCGCGGCCAGGGCGTCAACCGTCTCCACCTCGCCATCGCTCTCATAGCCTGGGCCCGGCTCGCCCCCCGGCACCAGCACCAGCCGCAGCGCCTCGCCATCCACCAGCGCGCCGTCGCTGGCGACGAGGGTAAACGCCTCGAGCAGATACCAGGCGCCGGTCTCCTGGCTGCTGGGCGCCTCGCTCAGCTCATAGGCGACATAGGCGGCTGTCGCGATGCTCTCGACAATGAGCGTATCCCCGAGCTTCCAGCGGGCCAGCAGCCCCGACCGGCTGCGGCCGACGGCGTCGAGCACGTCGATGCAGAGCGCCGTCGCCGCTGCCCAGCTCGCCCCGACATAACTGATCTTGCCGGCGCCAGGGTCGCCCGAGCCGGTGCTGCCCAGGGCGATGTAGTGCAGCCCGTTGCCCCGCGCTTGCAGCAGCTGGGTCAGCGCGGTCGTGGTGCGCAGCGCGGTCGCCAGCTCGGCGCGGCTGGCCATTTCCGGCGTGAACGGCGCGATCGAGCAGCTGATGCCGGTGGCGTCGGCGCCGGCATAGTCGCGCTCGAGGCGGAAGCTGGTGGTGTCCACCCGCTCCGCCACCAGGTAGCCGGCGCCGGCCAAAAACACCGTGGCGTTGGGCCGGCAGTTGATGTCGGTCAGCACCACGGCCGCGCCGGTCGAGGCGTCGGTGCCGGTCACTTCGACCAGGTCGGAGCCGGCCTCGACATCAGCGGTGCAGACGATGGGGAGGAGTGCCATGGGTCAGGTCCTTCAGGTGCCGCGCCGGCCGGGCGTGATGATGAGGTCGCCCGACCAGGTCGAGGCGTAGCTGGGGGGGGTCAGCGAGCAGCCATTGGAGCCGCCGGGGCCAAAGGTGGCAGCCGTCGTGGGTGGGTTAATCAAACCCTTTGCTTGGATGATCGCGCCATAGATGGCGAACTTGCCGGAGGCGTTGGGCGCTTCTGTCGTGGCGACGTAGCCGAGATAGTTGGCGCTGGTGTTGGCCGTGCTCTGGTTGTAGCCGCTGCGCGCCCGGGGTCCGTCCTTGGTCACGGATTGGTAGCGGCGCAGCAGGACCTGCTTGGGCAGTGGGTTTGTCTCTGGATCGTCCTCAGGATCGAGTTCGAGCACGATCTCGAACAGCCGGCGCATGCCCGGGATGAACTCGACAAGACACGAACCGCCTTCGAGGTTGATCCATTCGCCACTCGGAAGGTCTGAGCGCATCGGCTGGTCGAACCAGCCCGCCGGCACCACGGTATTGGTCAGCCTGGCGCGGACATCGAGAAAATCGGCCGACCTGGGCGCGGTCCCCAGCAATATGTCCGGCAGCGTGAACGGCGACGCTTCGGCCGGACCCCACTCCTGATCAATCAGCCCCGCAAAGCTCATGCAGCCGAAGTAGTCAGAGCCAAACCCTGGCGTGTATCGCATCTGGTGGTAATTCACACCCATGCGCAGGTTCGGAAACTCGATGTCGTAATCGGACAGCGTGATGGTGCCGGACGGGACGCGGTTGAGCAGGCGCCGGTTTCGGTCGAGTGCCACGCGACCGTCCTTGATGACGGTCAGAATGCCGGGTCCGATCCTGAGGCTACCGGGCATGGTTCACTCCACCGCGCACTGGATCGAGCCCGACCCGGCGAACGTGCCGTCATAGCCCGTCTCGGTCACTGTCGTGCCATTGGCCAGCACCGACCGGGCCCGGCCGTTGCGGATGTCGATGGTGCGGCCGAGCGGCACGTCAAAGGCGCTGTCCCCGGCGCCGGCCTGGCGCAGCATCTTGCGGCTGCTGTCGAACTTGCCGAGCGCCAGGATGGTGCGGCCGGTCGCGCGATCGAAGTCGAGCAGCTTGTCGCTGTCGGCCACCGGATCGCGATAGACCAGCACCTGATAGGTCTTGCTCAGCGCGGCCAAGGTGCTGGCAGAGGACGTGCCGACATCCTTGAGCCGGATCTTGCTCGCCGTCGCATAGGGCGAGACGGTCCGCAGGCGCGACGAGGCGGATTGGACCAGCGTGCCATTGGTGATGATCTCGCCATCCGAGATCACCCGGAAGTTCGGGACATAAGGCAGGCCATGGTCGAGCAGGTCGATATGGCTCTCGACGATCTGCCCCTGCCGTATGATGGTCGTAAAACCGCTGGGCAGGTTGATGTCTGTCGAAGCTCCGGCCACCGCGGCGTGATTGACCGTCACCTCGATCGGTCCGATCGCGACCTGGTAGAGGTCGAATTCGGAGTGCAGCAGCACCTTGTCGAGCCAGTCCTCTGGATGCGCGGCCGGGCGGTTGCGCAGTGAATTGATGTCGCGAATATCGCCACCGCCCGGTGCTTCTTCGAAGAGCGCGGTGACCCCGTTCGGGAACTGCCGGAATGCGATCATCAACTGCCCTCCGACGTGATCGAGAAAAAGCCCGTGGAGCCGATCTGCGCGATGATGGGCACGCCGGGTTCGGCCTGGGCCGTCGAGAGCAGATTGTCGAAGTAGAGCGTCGTGACCTTGGCCGATGCCTCGCCATTGATGGTGGCAATGGCAAAGGGCGTGGTGACGTAGTCGCCAGCCGTGGAAATGAAGTCGAGCTTGTCAGCCACCACCCGCACGAAGCTTTCTGCCCCCTCGCCGTCGACCTGTGCGCCCCATTCCTGCGCGGCGATCGCCGTCCACTCGCCATTGGTCGCCTTGACGCCGATCGAGACGAGCACCGTGCCGGTCTCGTCGTTGGCTTCTGCCGTGAACCGTAGATAGCCGCTCGCCAGCACGTTGGAGACGATGACGTTGACGCTCTCCGTGAGCTGCGCCAGGGCGCCATCCGGCCCCAGCACCACTTCCTCGAGCCGCAGCACCGAGGCCGATGCCGCTTCGCTGCGGAGCGCCAGGCCGGTCACGGTCTGCAACTGCTCGGTTTCGTGCTCGGCCACCGTCTGCGCCAGGTCGCCGAGCTGGGTTTCGAATTCGAGGAGTCGCTGTGCGATCTGGTCGATCGTGCCCTCGACCCGGTTGCGGACTTCGCGCGCCAGGGCAACAGGGTCGATACTGCCGGGGGGCACTGGCGCGACTTTGGGCGTGCGCACGGCAATCCAATCGGACCACGTGGTTTCCCGCCCTGAATACGGCAGGTAGATACCGCGCGCCTCGTAGTCATTGTCGGAGAGAAACGATGCATTGATGACGGCTGCGGGCTCCAGATCTGAAACCGCGTAGGCAAACTGATCGCTATCGAAGATGAGCCGGTTGTCACCCCAGCCCTCACGCACCTGCACCCGGACAGCGCGCACGTCGACGAGCCCTGCCGCCCAGCTCACTTCAACCGATGGCAGCCAGCCATTGCCGTCAGGGTCTTCAAAGAACGCTGGAACAGCGCTCCACCCCGTCATGACCTGCGGCGCCGGCCGGCTGATCACCAGCGGCGTCGTTGCCGCCTCGAGCTCGTATGCGCTCGACCAGCCATAGTCGCCCGGATTGATCTCCTGCAGGCCGACGAACTGGTTGCCATTGCCCTGGTCCTCGACCAGCGTGACGAGGAAATCCTTGTCGACATAGCCGTTATGCGCGCTCGTCCAGGCCAGCACGTCGAGCGGCTCATACTCATAAAACTCGGGCGGCATGGTCTGGGCATGCTTCCGAAACCGCCGCGCCTCCTCGAGCGACAGCCGCATCAGGTGCTGCACCTGGATCGGGTCCGGCACCGCGTCATAGGCCACCGAGGCCACGCGCAGATGCCCGTCATCGGCCGCGCGATAGGTCTCGTCATGGCGCGAGGGTGCGCCAATCATCTGCCAGCCCTCTGCGGGCTCGGGATAGGTCGCGTCGATGCCGTTGATGAGGTTTTCCAGCCCCGGGAACGGCTCCAGCGTCTGCGCCTCGGTGATCAGCAGGTCATCGTCGGTGATCGACACCACCGGCGCGCCCGGCGCCCCGACCAGGAAGCGATAGACCCCGCCCAGATCCGCCCAGCGCCCGGCACAGGCGTCCAGCAGCTTGCCCACCACCTGCAGCGGCTGCTCGTCGAGCCGCACCACCAGGCCACACTGGAATTGCTTGCGGCCCTCGACCAGCGTCTCGCACTTGGCCGCCTCCTCGGCGATGTTGGCCGCCCGGAAGTTGACGTCGGTGATCGTCTGCGGTCCCCACACCCAGTCGCCGCCAAAGCTCAGCCCCTTGAGCAGGGTATAGATGGCGATGATCGGGTTGCGGTGCCGGCCAAGATCCTCGGGGTCATCGAGCACGATGCCGTCGATCTCGGCCTTGACCGATGGCAGCCGGTTAAACAGCTCGCGGTTGACCAGCGAGGTCGCAACGAAATAGGCGCAGCCCCGGCCGATCATGTCCTCATAGGGCCGGTCGGGGTCGCCGCCGAACTTGGCCGCCATCAGCGGGTCTTGGGTGGTCTGGTCGCCCAGATAGGGCTGGATCCACATGTGGTCCTTGCCGCCCTTGCGATACTCGAGCACCGCATAGCCGAGCTCCCCGGTCGGCGTGTCGGCCAGCGTCACCCGCTCGCCATTGACCAGCCAGCCGGTATAGGCGCGGATCGGCAGGCAGCTCACCTCCGACACCCGCGAGAAATAGGCGTTGGGCGTGTCCCCGCTCTGCCCCCAGGTGCCGGGGTAGCGCAAGATGCCCTCGGTCGCCGCCCAGCCCACCACGAACTGCGGCGGCACGTCGCCACCCCATTGCAGCGTTTCCTTGACGCCGGGCTGGCGCTGGCTCTGGCGCTGCTGGTTGGACGAGACCACCGTCGATACGACGGTGAGCACCACATAGAGCAGCAGGTGGATCAGAAAGTTCACGCGCCGCCCTCCGCTTCGATCTCGCCCCAAAAGATCGGCCACTCGCCCGCCGTGCCCGAATAGCGGGCCCAGCGGTCATCGCTGCGTTTGCGGTAAAAGGCCTCGCCGGCCTTGATCGGGTTGATCCGGGTCAGCTCGCGGCTGGCCGAGACCACCTTGATGGTCACATTGCCTTGCCCGCCCAGCGCCGGGCGCGTCGTGGGCGCGCCGTTGATCTGGCCCAGGCGCCGGCAGCGGGGCGGCGCCACCAGCAGCCGGCTCACCAGCGAGAGATAGCCGCGGTGGATCTGCACCTGGCCATTGCGGCAGTCATGCCCGCGCACCATGTCGACCACGGCCGGGTGCAGGCTGTTGAGCACCAGCTGGGTGGTGTCGATCTCCACCCCGATCTTGTAGGGCACCGGGTCCATGCCGGCGATCGGGGACTCGTCGCCAAAAAAGCTGGTGCTGGTCGCAAGCCCCGTCACCGCATCGATGATATTGGTGACCACGTCCTCGCCATAATCGGTAAAGCCGATCCTCACCGGGCTGCCGTCGCCCAGGTCCTTGACCGTGAACACCAGGAAGTTGACCGGCAGCACGCCGCGGCGGTCGCGTACCGCGCTCTGGGTGTCGACATCGAGGGGCCTCACCATGGCGCGCTCCTCAACCGGCCGAAAGGGTCTGGCGCGCCTCGAGGCGCAGCCGGCTGGTCACCGATGTCACCTGGGTGACGCGCAGCGAGTTGGGCACCAGCTTGCACTTGGCCACCGGCTTCCAGAGCGTCACCACCTGCCCCGCCGCCACCCAGGGGCGCAGATGCGGGCGCACTTCGAAGGGCCCGGCATCGCCGCTGCCATCGGCTTCCGCATCGACGCCGAGCACGCCATACCAGGTGCGCGACGGGCTGCCGGCGGTGACCGAAAGCCGCGTGCCCTCGGGCAGCACCAGGTCGGCCGGCAGGCCGGCAAGGCTCAGCTCCTTGCGGTTGGTCTCGATGCTCTCGATCGTCACCGTGGCGCCGGCCAGCAGCGTGCCGGCCGGGTCGGTCGCCGGCCCCGGGCGCGCCGGGTCGTAGAGATAAAAGCTGCCCATCGCGCCATCGAGCAGCAGCCAGCGGGCCCGCAGCCGCTCGATCGTCTCCCTGTCGGCCGCCACGCTCGACACCACCGCGCCCCAGAGCGGCGGCGCCAGCCCGGCCGCGATCCATTCGCCGCCGCCGGTGCCCGAAAGCTCCTGGTTCTCGTCGAGGTGCCAGTCGACGGTCTCGACCAGCATGCTGCCGATCAGCTCGTCTGCGGCAATGGGCCAGCTCGCTGCCATGGCTCAGCCCCTCGCCATCGGGTCGGCCTGGATGGCGGTGACGCGGCCGGGCAGCTGGTAGCGGTCATAGCGCTCGAGCGCATCGGCGATCGCCTGGGTCAGCTCGCTTTGGCTGAGGCCCGAGCCGTTCACCGTCACATGCGTGTCGCCGCGGCCGCCCCCGCCCATCATGTCGCTCAGCGCCGAATTGGGCAGCACCTGCGCGCCGGCCGGCGTGCCGATCACCGCCTCCGGCCCACGCTCGCCGACGATGCCCCAGCTGCCGTTGGGGATCAGCCCGCCCGTGGCAAACATGCCGGCAAACAGGCTGCCCAGAATGCCGCCGACCCCGCCCGTGGGGCTCGCCGTGCCGAACAGGCCCGACAGTGGCCCCTGGCCCAGCAGCATCGATTGCAGCACCGCCTGGGCCAGCGCCTTGGTCAAATTGCCCACCACGTCGGTCAGGCTCTTGGTCCCATCCATCAGGCCTTCGATGCTGCTCAGCCCGAGGTCGCCAAAAAACTGCAGCGCCTGCTGCGCACTTTCATAGGCGGTCTTCTCCGCCTCGATGCCGGCGATCAGCCCCTCCACCTCGGTGCGCTGCTGGCCGGTGGCGCCCTTGAGCGTCTCGCGCAGCTCGATCATGCGGCGTTGCACCGGGTCGAGCTGGCCCAGCAGCGCCTGCTCGTCCTTGAGACTGAGGATCAGCTTTTCGACGGCCGAGGCCTCCTTGGACGCGGCCGGAGCAAGTCCGGCGCCAAAGCCGGTGCCCACTGCCAGCGTGCCCGGCGACATCTGCCGCCACAGCGCGTCCGGGCTGTCCGCCGTGCCGGCGTCGCCGAGCGCGCCGAAGGTGGCGCCCACGTCGAACTGGCTGGGGTCGGCGCGGCGCGCCAGCTCGGCCTGCAGCTTGGCCAGCTCGGCCCGCATATTGGCGATGCTGTCGGCCGCACCCATCGACGATCCGAACCAGCCGCCCTTGTCATCAAAAAAGCCGCTGCGATAGAGCTTGTCCTCGGCCGCCTGGATGGCCGCCTGCTGCTCGGCAATGCGGGCCGCCAGCGTGTCGCTGCCCATGTTGGTGGGGTTGCGCCCGTCGAGCCAGGCGAAGAACTCCTTGAGCCGGGCATGGGCAAAAACCACGGCCTGGGCGATGCCATTGATGGTCGCCACGATCAGCGTGCCAAAGCCCATCGCCGCATCGACGAACTCCTTGGACGAGAGCGTGTCGATCATTTGCTCGATCGCGACGTTGAGCCCCTGGGTGTCGCCCTTGCCGGTGACCAGAACCTCGAAGGCTGTCTCCCACACCTTCTGGGCTTGCGCGATCTTCTTGGTCAGCCCGCCATAGCCGGCCTCGGCCACGCCCTTGACCTGCGCCTCGAGCGCCTCGAACACCACGGCCTGCGCCTTGGCGCTTTCGCCCGAGGCGAGAAAGCCTGCCGCCAGCGCCTTCTGCTCATCGGTCAGCTTGATGCCGCGCTTGGACAGCATCGCCATGCCGTTGATCGGGTCATCCAGCGCCCGCGACAGGCCTTCGAGGTTCTGGCGGAGATCGCCACCCCAGGCCGCCGACATATCGTTGGCCAGCTCGATGGCGCGGTAGAACTGTTCGCGCCCGAACCCGTAGCTGGCCAGGTTCGCCGCCACGTCCATCACCTCTTCGGCCGCGCGCCCGGTGCGGTTTTCGAGAATGTCGGCCCAGGCCTCGATCTCGGCGGCCGAGGTGCGCGCCGTGTTGCCGCTGTTGCGCAGCGCCTGGTCGACCCGGCCGCTGGCCTGGCGCATGGTCTCGAGCCGCTTGACCGCCGCCACGATGCCAGCGGTGAACGCTGCCGCACCCACTGCTGCGGCCACGCCCATCGCCTTGCCCAGCGCGGCGGCGCGGCGGCCGACATCGTCGAAGGTGGCGCCCAGCCCACGGGCCCGCCTCTCGGCGCGGTCTACTCCGTCGCGGAAGCCCTTGTCATTGGTGTCGAGGTCGAGAAGCGCCTCGCCAAGCCGCTCAGCCATGGCCCGCCTCCGGCTCGACGATGCTCACCGCGATCCCCATCATGCCCAGCATGCCGGGCGTGGCCTTCTGCGCGGCCCGCCCGCCCGCCGCCTGGCGCTGCAGCCGGCTCATCTGCCGCTGCCGCTCGGCCGGCTTGACCCCGCCAAAGGCGAGCGATCCCGCATTGATGCGGGCGATCTGCGCTTCGGCCTCGAGGCGGGGGAGCATGGTCATATAGCTCCTCAGCAGGGCTGCCGGGCAGCGCTCGAGCCAGTATCCGGGGTCGCCGCCATAGCAGCGCTGGAGCCGGGGGATGAGCTCGGCCCAGTCTGCCGGTCCGCTACCTGCGCCACGAGTGCTCCGGCCAGCCGCAGGCGCTTGCCCAGCAGGAGCGTAGTAAAAACCTCGACGATCGACATCGCCTGGCCACCCGATAGCCGCTCGATCACGGCCGCGGGCACATCCACCAGGGCGGCTGCCGCCACCTGGCGCAACAGCGCGGTCAGCTCGGCGTCCCGGTCGGCGTGGTCCGCCCCGCCCAGGCTCTGGCCGAGCCTCTCGATCTCCCCGCCCCAGCGCGTGAAGCGGGCCGATTGCAGCACGCTCAGCTCTTCGGGGCTGCGCAGCTCGTAGAGCGTGCCGTCGATGCGGATGCGCTGCCGCTCGAGCAGCATCGTGGTCAGGTCAAGCAGCGGCGTCTGCGGCATCGGTCAACTCCGGTTCGTAGGGGCAGGGCCTGGCTGGCCTACTCGGCCAGCGCGATGGCGTGCTGCATCACCAGCCGGCCAAAGCGCATGTCCGCGCTCGCCGCATCAAAGTCCTCGAGCGCGGTGAATTCGAGCGCGACGCCTGCCGGCTCGCCCTTGGTGTAGACCAGCTCCGCATCGCCCGACTGGTAGCAGACAGGCACCTCGTACTGGGCATTCCAGCCGTCGCCATAGGCCGAGGCCACGCCCCGGACGAGCAGCGCCATGGTCGCCACCTCGACGCCCCGATAGAGCTTGAGCGCCTTGAAGCCGACCGTGCCCACGCCCGCCGCCGTGGTGCTCACCGCGTTGGAGTTGATGGCGCGGGCATACTGCTCGAGCGTGATGTCGAGCAGGGTCAGCGAGATCATCAGGTCCTCTTCGGTCCGGAAGGCCTTGCGCTGCCCGGTCGAGCCCGCACTGCGGACACCGTTGAGGGCCTGGCTGTGCGCCACGGTGACGCCATCCTCGGTCACCGAGCGGTCGCCGGCAGCGCCGAGCTTGACCCAGTCGTTGCTCGGCGCCGCATTGATCAGCGGAAAGGCAGTGCCCACCGGCGCGACATAGGCCGTGAAGGGGGCGGCGATGATTTCATAGGGCTCGCTCATCAGGCGATCTCCTCGCTGGCAAAAAGGGTTTGGAAGGACTGAAAGGCGAAGGGCCACTTGCCGTCGCGGTCGCGCCCGGCCAGCATGCCGCCCGCGCTCTGCACCCAGTGGATCAGCACACCCGCCGCCACCTGGCGCTCGATCGCGCGCAACGCGTCATAACCCAGCCGCCGCAGCCGGTCGGCCTCGTGCGGGCTGGCGCCATAGGCGACCAGGTCGAAGCGCTGCGTCTCGACCTTGAGCTTGGATGCGGCCTGGAAGGGCGACCCGCCCGACGCCTGGATCACGATGGCGGCGCGCGGCATCAGCGCGGCCGCGGCCGGCGCCAGCTCGTCGCCATAGACATGGGTCGCGGCAAGGCCCGCCACGCCGGCATCGGCCTTGAGCACGTCGATAATGGCGCTGATGATGTCGGCCATGCCGGGGTCGGGTCCGCCTGTAAGGTCGGCCCGGTACGCACAACAAGGCCCGGGCAGTTGGCCGACCCTATGCGCGCGCGCGACCCCGAAACATCCACGCAGGCGCGCGGGTGACATCCATCAGCTCGGCATCGCTCTCGGCTCGTCATCCTCGGGCAAGCGCAGCGCGACCCGAGGACCCAGTCTTCGCTGAGGTTATGGTGTTGAAAGGTCGGGAAGACCGCCTGTTACAGCGGGGACTACGCAAAGCTCAGAGGGCATAGTTTGTGTGGCTCTTATCCAGCCTGGCTCTAGACACGGCTTGCGCTGCCGCCCGATGAACCTCTGAGGTGTAGGCCAAAGGCCTCGCTTCCCGATGCTTTCTCGTAGCATGGCGCGCGTTCCGACGAAACACCCTCGTCGATCTGATCGACCACTACGCCCCACCCCGCTCGAACGCCCGCCGGATCCGCGCGGCCAGCGCGCCATACTCCTTGTCGGCAGCCGGCCGCAGATAGGGATAAGGCGGGATGGTCACCGAGCTGGCAAAGCGCACCGAGCCATCGGCCTGGGGGATGGCGAGGGCCTTGGCCGTCTTGGGCCTGATCGTGCCGCCCTCTTCGAGGATCCGTGCCTGCACCATGTCGCGCACGCCCCAGGTGCCCTTGACCCCCGTGGCTATGGGGGCGGCATAGATGGCGATGTCGATGGCGCCCTCGAGCAGGCCGGTGCGGTTGCGCCAGGGGTGGCTCGACTTGGCCTCGACCACGCAGGCCGCCATGGTGCGGTTGATCCCCTCGACCTGCGCCCGCTCCATCTTTTCGGTCACGGCCTTGCCATACCACTTGAGCGACTTGGTCTTGCCGGCCATGGATCGCCCTATCCCACTCGCCGCAGCGCGGCCTCAAGATGATTGTGCTTGTGCTGCACCGGGCCCTCGACTTCGAGCGGCCCGGCAATCCGCACGACGCCGCCGAGGTCGGTGACCGCAACCAGCCGGTCGCCCTCGGTGATGTCGGTGCCCAGGGCAAACAGCCCGCGCACATCCTCGATCATGGCCGTCTTGTCCCCGTCGACAACCTCTCGAGAGGCCTTGGACCAGACAAAGCAGCGCAGCGTGCCGGCCGTCGTCCACACCGGCGGCAGCGCCTGGCCGCGCGGGTCGGTGCCCGTCGCGCTGTTGCGCTGCAGCTGCGCCCGCATGGTGAGACGGGCGGCAATCACTTGCGAGCCTCGTCGATCTTCTTGGCGACATCGGCGGCATAACCCGAAACCGAGATCGTCTTGTCATTGTCGAGCACGATGGTTGCGCTCACCCCGCGCGAGCCGCAGCCGCCATCGCGCACGACCAGGACGCGATCCGGACTGACCCACACATCCCCGCCGTAGTAATCGGTGAACTTGATCACGACTGCTCTCCAACGATCTGCGCGAGCTCGCACAGGATCGCGCGGTTGAGGTGCCGGATAAGCTCGCCCTCGTCACGCTGCGAACCGGGCTCGATGCGCAGGATGTAGCTGTCCGGCCCGTCGCGGGTCAGCGTGAGCTCTCGCCCGAACCGGTCGCGGCGATCGAGCCGCCAGGTCTCAACGTCCGGACGCCGGGCCATCACGCCAGCACCAGCCCGGACCGTGTGGCGAGGCTCCCGATCAGCCGGTCGCGCTCGGCGGTGTAGCTGTCGCTGGCCACCGAGCCCGCCCAGGAATAGTCGCCCGCGGTCTCGGACTTGATCAGCCCGCGATAGGAGAGGTCGAGCGCGACGAGCTTGATCGTCACCTCGTCCCGCGCCGCCTGGTCGCCCTTGGGCGTATAGGTCACCCGGACCAGCGGCGCCCACAGCATGTGCCCGTTGGGCCCGCCGGTCAGCCGCTGCAGCGTGCGCCCGCCATGCAGCACGCGATAGTCCGACGCATCGAGCACGGTCTGGGCCGTCGCGTCGCCGCTATTGCCAGGCGCATACTCGACCACAGCGACGCTCTCGCCGGGGTCGAGCGGGCGCATCAGCGTCAGCACCTGGCGCGAGCGCTCGGTCTCGCCGGCATCCCCGAAATATTCCTCGGTCTCGGCCAGCGCCCCCAGCCGCGCGTCGAGCTCGGCCGCCAGGCCCTCGAGCATGGCCGTCAGCTCGCCATCCGATAGCGTGGTGCCGGTGCGTTCCTTGACCCGGTCGAGCAGCGCCATGGCTCAGCCCCGCATCACGATGGCCAGCGCCTGCAGCCAGCCGATCAGGCCCGCCATGCCGGCAATGACGCAAGTCGCGAGACTTGCGACCGCCAGCGCGGCGAGCAGCAACTCCCCCAAGGTGGTGCCACGTTCGAACGGACCAAACCAGTCGTCGAGGTGACGCCACGCCAGGCCGAAAGCGCAGATGGCTGCGGCAAAGCAGAGGACAAAAACGATCAGCATGGCAAACCTCCATCGGGTCTTGCGGCAGGGCTGGCCTCAGCCCTCTCGAAAGACCCGCTGCCCCGGAGCAGTGGGGCAGCGGCAGGCGGGACCGATCCCGCGTGGAACTCAGGCGCGCGGCGGCCAGCGCCAGCTGGGGATGGCGTCGTGCGGCGGATCGTAGAAATCGACGCTGCCCATCGGCAGCGGGTCGCCGGCGCCGGGCATGGCCATCAGGTTGATCTTGGTGTCACTCCACACCTGGGTGATCATGGCGGCATGCTCGGTCTGGCCATTGATGGCCTGGTTGGGCGTGGTGACGATGACGATGCGTCCCAGGGACGGCTTCATCCTGTTCTCCTTGCTTTGGGCGAGGGCCGCTCCACCGCTGCAGCCCGCCCCTCGAGTGTCGCGCCTGTCGGTGGACGCGCTCTGGGTATTCAGTGGGCGGGCATTCGAGGCGACATGCTGATCCGCCCCTACTGACCCGCCCCGAGGTCGGCTAGCTTGCGCCGCCCCCGTTATCGCCCCCACCCTGGCCTTCGCCCGACTTGTCCTCGTCGGGCTTTTGTTCCTTGTTCTCGGGCGCCGGCTTTTCCTTGGTTTCCGGTGCCGCCTTCCCGGGCTTGGCCTTGCGCGGCCTGGGCGCCTGGGCCGGGGCGGGCGCCTGGCTCTCGGGCGCCGGCTTTTCCTTGGTTTCCGGTGCCGCCTTCCCGGGCTTGGCCTTGCGCGGCCTGGGCGCCTGGGCCGGGGCGGGCGCCTGGCTCTCGGGCGCCGGCTTGGCCTTGGCCTTGAGCCTGCCATCGACGAGCCCGAAGCGCTCGGCCGCGCTCGCCGGGATCTCGGTGCCCGGCGTGCAGTAGAGATAGGCCGCCGCGGGATCGTGCTCGCGCACCACGCGCTCCCCGTCGGCGGTGAGATAGAGGCGCTGCTGCGCCACCTGGTTGCCTGCCATGCCGCGTCTCCTAGACGGTTTCGTAGAGGTCGATGACGACGGCCGTGCCGGCCAGCGCCGAGTTGAGCGTGGCCGTGTTGCTCTCGATCACTGCCGCGCTCACGGCCACGGTCGGCGCCGTCGCCTCGCGCACATTGGCCAGATAGGCGGCAAGCACGGTGTTGCGGCTGAGCGCATGGGGCAGGCCGAGCTTGGCCCCGGTGCCCACCCGGATGCGCTCGGTATTGGCCGTGTCATAGGGCGGCAGGGTGATCGAGGTCACCGTCTTGAACGCCTTGCTGCCCACCACGGCGGTCGAGCCGTTGAGCGCGATGGTCTCGCTGATCGGGCCGCCGGCAATATTGGTGCCGGTGATGATCACGTCGCCCGTGACATTGCCGTCATTGCCCTTGACGGTCAGGTTGCGCGGCACGTCGGGCTGCGCCACGAAACTGGTGACGACGGTGTCATCCTCATCGTCCAGCGCCGTGTCGGCGAGGATGGCCGCATTGCTGCCAAGCGCGACAACGCCCGGCTGATAGCTCACGATGCGGACCTGGCTGCCGGGGATCTTGCTCATCTGAGTGCTCCTTGATCGTTGGATGGACGGGCCGGCCGAGAGGTCAGCCGGCCCGTCTCGCTTCTGGTCTGGCCCCGGGCTAGAGCCCGGTCACGTCGCAGAAGGCCGCGGGGCGGAAGACCACGAGCGCGGCGCGCATGTCGCCCCGCACGGTCCGCTTGCCCTCGGTGAACTGGGTGCCGACATAGCCCACCTGGATGTCGACGCCCGAGCGTTCGAAGAGGCTGATCCAGGCCGGTTGAAACGAGCCGACCATGCCCGAGCCGGCCGAGCGAGCCTCAGCCTGCACCACGGGCAGGCCCCACATGCGATCAACCCCGGCCTCGCTGGGCGAGCCCCAGATATAGACGCCGTCCGAGGTGCGCTGCAGGCGCACGCCCTGCCAGTCGGTGGGGTGCATGATGTGGTGGGTCGGCACGGCGCGGCCGGTGACGCGGATCTTCGTCATCGCCTTGTAGAAGGCGTCCATCACCGGGTCGGTGCTCTTGGCCTGGGTCTGGATACCAGAGACATTGACCAGCCCGCGCAGATTGGGCGAGCTGCCATCGCCGACATAGACCTGGCCGTCGAGCCGCTGCCGGATGCCGAAGGTCAGCCGGCCATTGATATAGCCCTGCATCATCACGACGTCGTCGAGCTGCTCGTCGGTCACCGGGAGGCTGTCGGTGATCTTCTGCACGCTTGAGGTGCGCTCGGTGAAGGCGAAGGCGCTTTCGGCATAGCTCGCACCCTCGGACTTCTCGGCCGCCGAATGGGTGCGGGTGGTCTCCTCCATGTACTTGATGGAGGGCTGGCCCGTCGGCGACATCGGAATGATGTCGATCAGCTGGATCGGCCGGGAGGCCGCCTCGACAAAGCCGGGCAGCCGCACGCTCTCGGGGGCAAAGCCCGCGGCCGTCGTCATCAGCGTCTTGAACTGCATGCCCTTGGCCAGCATGTCGGACGGCATCAGGTCGAAGCTGAAGTCGATGCCGTTCGGGGCGCCGCGCTTGACCCAGTCGGCATAGGCCTTTTCTTCGGCCACCAGCTCGCCCAGGCTCTTGATGCGCGGGCGCTCGCGATCGCCCTTGCTGCCGTCCGGCGGGATCACCGAGCCGCGCACCTTCTCGCGCGCCGCCATGTTCGCCGCCGCCTTCTCGGCCGCTTCGAGCGTCTCGGCCTTCTGCGCCAACTCGTCGAGCTCGGCATCGAGCTCGTTGACGCGCTTGGCCATGTCGATGGTCGAGGTGTAGCTGTTGCCGAGCACGGACTTCTGCGTGTCCGCCGACACCTTCTGGAAGTCGTACTGGCCATCGGCCGTCTTGGCCTCGGTGAAGAACTTGCCGAGGTTGTCCTGCTTTGCCGCGAGCTCTTCGCGGACTTTGCTGAGGGTGGGCATATCGCCGCTCCGTGTGGTTGATCCCTGTGGCCGGCGCCCGCGCTCAGACCTGCCCCGCGTCGGCGCGGGGAACTGGGGTCGAGACTATGGGGCAGGTCGCCAGTGAAACATCCACGCAGGTGCGCGGGTGGCGGGTCGGGTGCTGTCGGGGAGCCCTCGGGATCTAGCAGGTCGCGCGCCCTGCTGCCAGCCCGCCCGGCTGAAACGACAGCGCGGGTCCCCGACCCGGGGCGGCGATGGCTCTTGACACCCTATTTGACAGGCAAGGACCCGGTTGACGGCTCTCGCCGGTGCGGTGACACCGGCGAGGGGGTTCAGCGGGCTCCTGGCGCGGCGCCTCTGGTGGTCGGCGGTCAGCCCTGGCCGAGCCGCTTGCGCGCCCCGCGGGTGAGATAGTCGACCGTCATCCGCTCGGCCGCCAGCGCCTCCGCCGCCAGGGCATCCTCGGACCGGCTCTTGCCGTCAGTTTCCACCGCCGTGCCGCAGCTCTTGCAATGGCCCTTCGCGTCGAGCTCGGTGCCGCCGCACTTGGCGCAGGCTGCGGCCTTGCCCAGCAGCGTCTCGATCCGCGTCTTGATGGTGCTCAGCTGCTCTCGGCGCGCCTTGCTCATCGGCCGGCCCTCGGCCTGGCGCAGGCTGGCCACATCGCCGGCCCGCTCGGCCACATCCTCGAGCGCCTCGATCACCTGGTCGAGCTGGTCGGCAAGGCTGCCATGGCTCTTCATCATCAGCGTCGCCGTGCCGACGCCGGCGCCGCGGACAACGGGCGAGACCTCGTGCACGTCGACCCGCTTGAGGTTGCGCACCCGATCCCGGCCGCGCTGCTCGTCCACCGCGTCGATCGTGCTAAAGCCATAGCTCCACTCCTGGGCCGGGCGCCCGGTCGCCAAATCAAACTTGAGCGAGGCGTGCCACTCCTTGCCGGCCTGGGTGTCGAGGTTGAGGTGCAGCTCCGCATAGGCGACGCCGCCCTCCTCATAGACCCGGGCCTTGCCGATCGGCATGGCCATGCGGTCATGCGCCGGCAGCATCGGGCACCACTGTTCCCCGCCTTCCTTCCAGCTGAAGGCGCCCGGCGTATAGGTGTCACCGTCATGGTCGACCTGGGTAAGGTCGGCGAGGCGCGCCAGGCCATGGCCGGCCTCGTCCATCGTCTTGATCAGCAGGTGTTTGGTCTGGGTCTGCATCAGGTGTCCTCACCAAAATAGGGAGCAAAGCTCAGC